CTGACTGAGTTGAGAGTACACACCACCGAGGACTTGTTCTGCTTCCTCAGCGTTCTGTCTAATCTCATAAGCCGTGACACGTTCTCCGTCTCTTGTATTCCCTGTGTACATGAAAGCCACATCCAGACGTTGTTCAATCTGATTGAGATCATTCATTACCTGTAGCATCTTCTGGTAGTCACCAGCTTCATAAGGCTGCACAGCATCAGGTCTACCTTGCAGGTAATCACCACTAACCGCTAACGCTGCTGCTGCTGTATCAAAGATACCAGCAGGGTCTACTAAATGAACTAGCTTTAATGCCTCGAACTCATAATCAGCTAGGCTACGAGATAGCTCACTGTACTTGAATAAGTCAGCAGCATAATCTTCTACATAACCACGACCATAATTATCACCATTAACGAAGTTCCATGTGACAGGAATGTATGGACATAGTTTATTACGGTAGGTTGTATCTGTACCAATATCATGACCATTAATTTCTTGAGTAACGTGCCAAGAACCATTAGGTAGCTTACGGCAGCGTGTGAACAAGTCTAACTCATCATCATTCTGCTGTGTACCAACAATAGCTTTAACATTATCAGGTAGCTCTGAGTAGTATTTCAATTCTTTAATAACAATATCTAGAACTTCACCTAAGTTATTACGCTTCAACGTATAATTACGGAGGCTGTAAACTCTTAGTGAGTCATTCATACGATACAGTAAACATTCACCTGTGATGATTAAAAGGCGCAAAGCCTGTACAATCTGAGCATAGGAAGCATTAAGGAAGATACGGGCACATGCTTTATTTTCATAAGCAATAATATCATCTACTTGCTGCTGTTTAAATAGCTCTTTAATTTCATCATTAATTTCGATACGAAAAAAAGAGGTGTTAGCTGGGAATAGAGTGCGTGCTAACTTAGTAGCCAACCTATTCACAACCAGAGCACCTTTACTTTGACAATCATATTCTATATCTGCGTTTCTGTACTTAGCTGCGTCTACATCTTTTGGGAACACACTAGGGATAGTCCAGAGTGCATACTGTTCCAGTTTATTCAATAGAGCATCATCACGGTACTTACTGAATAATGACTTTAGGGTAGTACCTGCACTCGAACTATTCATAGTGTCTCCTTAAATTTGTAGACCAATACCACTTGCGTATGAACCAGTACTTTTCTTCTTACGCCTGAAATCCTCGTTAGCTCCTGCAAAGCTGGGGTCTACTGTCTCATCAAATTGAGTAACCTGTTGTACCTCATTAGCTGCTTGTAATTTAGCAGCCTCTTGTTGCTGACGTAACTGCTTCTCTTGCTGCTTAGCTAAATCATCACCACCTAGCCCTAGAGCTTTCTTAATACCTTTAAAAATGCTGGGTAATAAACTCATAGTAATCTCCTATTTATTAATAGCTCGTAAGTTATCCTCACAGATACTACGAATACGTTTAATGACTCTGCGCTCACCTAAATTAATAAATAGAGCATTAGCATCTGCTGTAGTGTTAATGTTCTCAGGGAACGCTAACTCCAACCACTCCACCTGCTCTAATGTGAACTTAGGGGTATTAGGTTGGGTACTTTGTGTACCATTACGTGCTGTAGCCATATTTATCTCCTTCTCTCTTATACGTACCACTATTAGAAATACTTGCTAAATGCACCTCTAACTGTGTTGTACAGCTTGTACAAGTAATATCCTACGATACTTAGGATGTAAGTAAAAGGATACGCCACAATAATAAGTAGTGCAAGTAAACCCTCTAGGAATAATACACCATTAGCTTTAAAGTAATGCACCACATTAGCACGGACGTACTTCTGCATACTACGTGGTAAGTCCAGTGGGGAGATACCTGCGTGATAGTTCCAAGCAACTTGGGCTGTACTGACGCATAATAGAACTAGTAGACCTACAACTAAGATTAACATAATAACTCCTTCTGAGTAGTGTATATAAAAGGTTTGCTGGGATGGATTTCTTTTCTTATACCTACCACTCTTAGAAAATAGTAGGTATATCAGTAACTTACTAACCGAACATGAAACGTGCTTCCCGTACATCTTCAAGGTCTAAACCACCTTGTTCTGGTACAGGGAAGTCCTCTACTTCTATGTTATTGAACTCTAAGAAGTCCTCAGTTTTGAATTGTAAGTACAGACGGATGAACGTATCTCTAAGTACTTCGTGCATACTGTCTACGTCACAAGCATGTGTAGCCACAGAGTCATGGATAGGTAGTACAGCACTATCTAAGTCATTGATAGTCATACATAAATGTGTACTGTCCATAGAATGGACAAAGTTAGGAACGATACCATTAGCAGCAGAACGGGTGTTGTATTCATTATTACGTACCTGCATATAGATGTTCTCAACACCCATGCTACGGATAGCTATCTTCTTACTGGTACTACCCTCTGCCCAATTCACTACAGGAACACCTACTGGTGTAACCCATTGCATAGTGTGGTCTTTGTGCTTACGTACTAAGTTCTGTAGGTACTGCATCATACGTGTGGCTTCTGGTACAGTATCCTTAACACCTTGACGAAGTGCTCTACCAATAGGTGTAGCTAGTGCTGACATACTGTAGATAACTTTACCGTCAGAGCCTTTAATAACATACATACCAGCATCAGCCATACCTAGTGCAATGTTGTCAATAGTACTGAGTAGCGTACTGCCGTACACATAGGTCATCACAGGGTTCTTAGCCATATTACGGCTGATAGGTTTAGCTTTCCAGTAATGTTCTAAGACTACATCAGCAGATACCTCTACAACATCATCTACTTTAGTTTTACGAGTGGCGTACTGTTTCTTAGACGCATCAGCTAACTCTGCTACACGTACATAAATATCAGACTTCTCATCTTTTCCATTATCGGTAAGATTAGTGTAATAAGCTCCTACAGGGTCACGAGTAAGTGCTGATAAGTGCTGGAGACCTGAACACGTAGCATCCATAGCGATAGGTACATGACAGATGTAGTCAGCAGGGTTAGGCAGTTCTAGTGCCTCTTGTAAAGCCAGACCACCTTGTAGTAAGGAGAACGCTGTGTCAGCATCTGGAGCATCTACTTCTAAAGGATTATTAATGAAGTCACTAATCTGTGTCCAGTTGTCATCAGTCCACTTAGCTTTAATATCTGGGTCATGTTTATCATAACCACAGCTATTAGCTACGTGCACCTTTAACCATTTAAGACCTGCTGTACCTAAGCGTTTACCCTCAGCGAACTCTAAGCAACCTTTAATAGCATCATTAGACTGTGGGTTAAGATTACTACGGAAGTACAGACGACCACGCCAATCAATAAAGGTAGGGAAGTACAAGGCTTCTTCATCAACATAAGTTACTAACTCATTGATTTTACTCAGGATACCAGTGTGGCGACCCTTACGTTTATTCTCAGAGGTATACCAAGCAGCCATTTGAGACTTCCAGAATTGGAACTGCTCAAGCTCTACTGGTGTAGCCTCGTCCTTCTGCCAGTCATCACCTAAAGGAAACACAGGCTGTGCTAGTGGTACGAATGATGGTAAGCCTAAGATACCCACACGCATAGCTGTAGCCTTGCGTAGAATAGCCAGTACAGGCTTATTAACACGATAAGGTACATTCTGTGCTTTAGTCATAGCAGAGCGCACAGGGGCACTCACAGGGCTATTCAGAGTACTTAGTATCCACTCTCGATGACCTTTCTTAACATAACGTAGACCACACATAGGGGCATGTTGTCTAAACCAATCAGTTAGATAACCTCCCTCGTACTGCCCTGCCCATTCAATAGGCGGTAGCAGCATAGGTGGGTACTTCACTACAGCTCTAGCAGCACTCTGTACTTCTTGGAAGTGCTTAGCTAGCTGCTCAGAAGGTTCTAAGTAGTACATGCTAGAGCCTCTAGCGTACAGGTTAGTTCCCCACTTGAACAGTCCTGTAGCCTCATACAGCGTACTAAGTAACATCTTAGCTGTACCAATACGTTCCGCAGTACTCCATTGTTCCCACTCTAGACCCATGTTCTGAGCACCAGCTAGGAATGTTCTATAACGATGTGAGACTGACTTAGTACCAGCAGAGTCCAAGTACTCTACAGTACGCTCAGTATAGCGACTGTTCAGCTTCTCCATACAAGCCAGCATACTCTCTGACTCGATAACACGACCAACACTACGCAGAACATTCTGCATAGGTTGACGTTCAGGGTTAGCACAACCATTGATAAGCTCTCTTAGACCAGCCATGACCAGTACTTCTGGAGCAGCTATCTTGAGTAAAGTCTTGTACTTACCACCGATACCTCTGGCTCGTGTAGCTAGTAGTGCTTGGAACTGTTCTAAACCAACTTCATAGGACTTAGCTAGCAAGATACGTCCAGTACCAACATCAGCAGCTCTCCCTTGAGCGAAGGCGTTTAAGATTAGCTCCTGTCCTGCAATTAGACTTGCTGTTGTGTGTGCTTCCTCTAGTTCAAGTTGACGCTGGTATAAAGACATTAAGACTCCTTAAAGTTGGTTTTTAATACGTCGAGCATACTTAGAAGCCTGTACACGTAAGGCTTCGAGACTCATAGGGGCAAGGTTACCGACTACACGGGTGTTCTTTGGCAGGTCATGTTCGGCACTAAACCCCAAGTCCCAAGCATAATGCTCGGATGTATGTACAGGTCGTGGTAGGTCATGTTGGCGTATGATAAGTAAGTTCATAGCACACAACTCATTCTCAAACCGTACATCAGGTACAATCAGATTACCCTGTACACTATGCAATCTATCTACCCATGCTGTAGGCTTTACAGCACGTACTACATCTGTACCAAAGACTTGTTGGAACTCTCTAGGAGACATAGCACGAGCACTCTGGAAGTGCTCAAAGAACAACTCAGAAGCCTTATCTAATTCCTCATCAGTGAAGTTGAGTACACCACTCAGAGTACCAAAGACTTCCTGTATCATCACATCCCGTGATACTTGTACAGGTTTCTCCTTGATAACTCTATCCTCGACTTCCTCCATTGTTAGACCGAAGATACGACACGTTAACTCCTTTAGAGGTCTAGCGTATCTGTCAATCTTGAAGTCTGGTAAGTGCTCCAGCAGCATGTTAGCGAATGTATCTTTACCTGCCCCAGCTAATCCAAGTATGCCTACTTTCATAATTATCTCCTTAGTGTATATGTGCCCATGTCTTACGTGATACAACATCTTGTATCGTCTTTTTAGTCACACCAAACTTAGCACCTAGTGTACGTAGGTTATTAATCTTACAGCGATACTTGTAGTGCTCACGTATGTACAGCACATCTTTAGATGTTAACACGGATACACCTATTGCAGCACCTTTAGCCTGTCTCGCACGTGCGGTCATATCCTGCATGTTGTCCTTATGTGTGCCTAACTCAAGGTGTTCAGGGTTAATACAACGTGGGTTATCACACTTATGTCTAACGACGATACCTTTAATATCCTCTATATCTAGGGAGTTAGCTTTGCAGTACGCTAAGCGGTGTAGGCGTTGGGCTTTACCTTTATAGGATGTACCCCCATAACCTTGTGCATTACCCTTTGTAGTGTGCTCTACACACGTCATAGTAACCTCCTTAATTATGATTTGCCAAGTAGACCTTCTGCATGTACTCTAATGACACAGGGCTAGGTAGAGCGTACCCATCTGTAACCTCAGTAAGCATCACACAGCCTCGGAAATGATTATTACCCTGATACCCTTTATAACCTTCATCGTGCTTATAGCAAGCTCCTACGATAATGCCTAACTGGTGTCTACCGTCTAAGGTAGGTCGGATAGCAATATCAAGTACCTGCTTGTGTCCCATGACAAAAGAGTTGCCAGTGTTCTTTAGGATGTTCTGAACAGTACCACCATAAGGCTTACCACTCATGGGGTTAGCTACAAAGTGCTGGAAGAAGATACCATGTATCTGCACAGGCTTCAAGAACGGATGCACTTCCCATGTAGGGATGGTAGCAGCTAAAACCTCAGTACCAATTAGACCCTCTAACTCAGGGTTCTCTTGTACAAAGCGGTCTGCCCTGTGCTCGTGATTGCCGAATGTAATAACTTTACGAGGTGTGTAACCCTTAATCTTAGCAATCTCTGCATCAATAAGCTCCATACCTCTAGTACCAGCTTCAATATCTAGGTTAAGACGCTTACCCTCTGCACTGAGCTGACCTTTATCATAGCTGGATAGAGCAGCTAAGTCCCAATTATCTCCGATATGCACGATGACATCAGGACGCTTCTTAGCAATATAATGACCAATCCAGCTCATGTACTCTAGGTTAACACCTTGTTTGCACTGAGTATCACCAATCACGAAGATAGTAGGCTCTCTACGTTGCTTCAAAATAGTCTCAGCAGGATACTCAGCAGCAAGTCGTTGCACGATACCATAAACAGTATCATACGGGATGTTCAGTTCTTCACTAATATCTTTGTAGCCTTTGTTGTTTACTACACGAAGTTCCAAGATACGCTGTACATGGTGCTTTAACTTACTGAAATGCTTAGACATATTATGAGTCTCCTTTAGATTGTTGACGTTTTTTAACACTAGCAGCAGCTCTTTTCTCAGCATCACGTTTACGACGCTTAACCTTCGCAGCAGCAGCTTTTTCTTCTGGTGTTTTATGGTCTGGGTACATCAGACCTGTGCTGACCTCTCCAGCTAACTGTGCCCGTAGGTACTTCACTAGACCCTCTAGGTAACTCAGGATAGCTTCTTCATCACTACCCTTGCTACCCCAACGAGATACTGCATGACGTACCTTACCTTCTGCTGAATTGCATGAGCGATGAAGTACACCACGTACCTCCCCTGTACTGTGGCAATGGTCAAGTGCATAATCAGATGCACGTCCTCTTGTCTTTACGTCTATACTTTTATTGCATACTGCACACAGTCCACCCTGCTTTTTCAGAAGCATCATAGTGATACTGTACTGCTGTGAACGTGGTACTTTCTGTAGAGGTTTACTCATTAGCAGCTCCCACTTCCTTTAGGAGTACTTCTATAGCGTCAAGTGCCCGTACCATATCAGGTTCATAACCTGTCCAATCTCCACCACCTTCTGCTTCTGCTTGTACTAGCTTATGTGCTAGTAATATGAGAACATTAAGTTGACTAGGTGTCCAGTCGCCATACCCATGTACTTTACCCTTTATGTAACTCATCAAATTCCTCCCTCTATATGTCCCCATGTCTTACCAGCTACCACAGCGTTGATAGTAGAGTGGCTTACACCATATAATTTAGCTAGGGCACGAGCACCATTTAACCGACAATAAGGTTTTATTCTTTTGCGTATGTGTGTTATATCTTCTGGTGACAGTTTAACTGTATTTACATCTACACCACGTTGCTGTCTACCCCTACGCACCTTATCATCTGCATTATCTTGGTGTGTACCAATTAAAAGGTGCTCTGGATTAATACACCGTGGGTTATCACAAGTATGTCTAACGACTAATCCACGTATATCTTGTAATGCAATACCTTTAGATTTACAATATGCTACTCGATGTGCTCTCCCTTTTGACCCATACAAGCTCAGATTACCATACCCCTCAAGAGTACCTTTCTGTTTATGTTCTAAACAACTTTGCATAGTGTTCCTCCGTCATATCGTCGTAGTCTTCTTGTGTTAAAGCCCATTTACGATTAAACCAGCAATCATCTAGGAACTGTTGGTTCTCTGTAGTAAGCTCCTGCTCAGTGAAGTACTTGTAACTGTTATCATCACGATGACGGAGTAGCCACATTGCCTCACTCTCGGGGATGGGATTTTGGTCTAAGACTCGATAACCATCTAGAACAGTATTTACAGCGTCGTGCTCGCACTCTATGTGCTCAAGTGCTGCTAGTGTACCTGCGTAACCACAGAGCTTGCCATTGAGCTTTAGAAGCCCTTTAACACCATCAGCAGCGTCACCCATAAGCATCTGCGCTAGGAAGAACTTAGAACCCTTACCTACGCACTTAGCCTTGAGCTTACCAGATGAAGTCATCCACTCCTTACGCTTAATCCAACCGAAGCGGTCATCAGGGGCTAAAGCAATGAACTCACCAGTATCAGGGAAGTACTGTTCTTTAGGGCTAATTAGTAAGTCTTTATCAGCACTGATTAGAACACCGTTAGACATGCTGAATGTATCAATCATCAAAGCGTCGTCAGCCTCTATATCATAATGTCCGAATACCTGAATATCTGGATGGTCTTGAAAGTACTGAGGTGCTGTATCCCGTAGTAGCTCTAGTAGCATAGGTTTCTTACTAGCACCTCGGTTATATTGATATGGGTTAACACCTAATAATAAGTGTCGATTATTCTTCAAGCAGCCTTTAGGGGTTAGGTGTACTCTAGCAGAGCTGCACTTGGCTAGATACATCATGGTGAGTATGTCCTTCTCTAAGCGGTTCTGAGCTGTCTGTATACCCTTAACGCCAGCAGTATGTACATAACAAGCTGCATCACCATCATAGAGCAGCACACGGTCATCTGAGCCTTCTGTGACATACATATTAGCTGTACTCACAACCTCAGAGGTTAAGCCTAGAGCTGATAAATCAATCATTGTACTCTCCATGATTAGACGTTGTTAACCAAGACAGCAAACCACCCACTACCACTGTAATCGTAATTACTATACCAACCCCTGCTATAGCACCCCATAAATTTATACACATTATAAACTGCTCCCACAGTAATCACAGTATCCACGAGTAGTACCTAGTAAACCACAT